TTCTGATAATAACGACAGTAATTCTTTTTTGTCTGACTCGTTTAAACCATCAATATAATTTTTAATAGTTTTATTAGCCACACTAACCATTGTTGTTAATGGTAGGTCTATCCCTTCAGTTTTTATTACAGGTATTCTTTTAAGAGATTCTGAAATAAGGTTTCTACTTTTAATTTTTGATTCAATAGTTAAAACATCAGTTGAGAATAACGTATCAATATTGGTATAATTATTTTCAATAGTTTTATTTCCCACCCAAGCATTTAATTTAGAGATATCTGACTCTTTTAATTTATTAACTGTATTTTCATAAATTTTAATACACTCGTTAATATATTCAACACAATAAGATTCACTTAATGATTTTGGGGAACTCAACTCATCATATAAATAAAATATTTTACTTATATTTTTATTTTCAATAACAAGTTTTTTAAATGTTTTTAATTCATTTTTGAAAGTATCGTTAGAATATGATTCTAATAACACTTTTTCTATTTTTGATTTTAATAATCCGAAATTTTTCATATCTAATTTTTATTTATAAATATCATTCTTTTAGAAGTTTTCTTAATTCGTTCTCAATATCCCCTAAAGAATTTTTTCCTTTAGATAAATCAATGTAAGATGCGTCTTCTGTCATACTACCCATTTCTGTCAATATTTTTAAATTATTCCTATTAAATGATTCAGGAGTAACTTCAGCTTCAGGTGCTGGTGCGGCTTCAGGTCCCGGTGCGGCTTCAGGAGCTCCACCCGCTTCAGGTTCTCCACCTAATTCAGGTTCTCCACCTAATTCGGGTTCTCCACCTAAACTAGAGAAACCTCCTCCTCCACCTCCCGGTGGTGGTGGTGATGATGGTGCGGCTCCTCCTGTTGCTCCTGATAATGGGTTACCATACAATTTATCGATATTATCGAAAATACCTGTATGTGTTATAATTGTTGCTGTATTAGTTAATTCAGCACCAACGGCTTTTTCAATTCTTTGTTGTTGTAAATCTAATTTAATGTCTTCATCAGAAAATCCTAAAATATGTTTTTTAGCCCAAGATACGGATACCGGAGCAATACCTTCAATTGCTGCGACACCTTGTTGATATAACGCTATTTTTTCTTTCCAAAGGTCAATTTTTAATAAATCTGCTTGTGACGATGGATTTGTTAGAGCTAACGTAAAGTTAGATAATTCATCCTCAAAACCTAATAAAAATAAATGTATAATCGCCACTTTATTTAATTCAGCAATCATTGATTTTTGAATTTTATTTATAGTTCTAGCAAAACGAATATCCTGTAATGATAAATTTTTACCATCTCCAGCTGTTTCTTCAAATCCTAAAAACGCTTTAGGAACTCGAAGAGCCGTTAATAATTTCTTTTGAATGTATTCAATATCGGCAATTTCAGATAAATTTTGAGCTCCCGCTAATGTTTCAATAGGCATTGATGCCGCAGGGTCTCTAACAGGGATAAAGTAATCTTGGTCAACCGCCATTTGATTGAATCTCATATCAACATTTCCTGTTTTAGCATCAACAACTTGGTCTCTTTTAAATTTGTTTGCTACACGTTGTACATATGCCTCAACATCTTTATCATCCATATTACCAACAAATACTTTAAAAACCCTTCTTTCCGGAGCTCTTGAAGTTCTATAAATTAACATCGCATCTTCCGACAATAATAATTGTTTCCAAATACGTCTTGCCTTCTCTAACATAGATGTTCCGTATGGTAATTTTCTATCATCACCTAATAAACGAAAGTGAGCTATTTCCCACGGATTAAATTCCATGTCTTTTGCTTTCCATTTGAATCTCAACCCTTTATTTTCAACCGGTTCCTCAATGTTTGCTGCTTTGGCAGCCATACCTCTCTCTAAACGTTCTATTTCAATATTTGGTAATTGCATACAACCAACAATACCTTTGTCAGAATCTAATTTTAAATAAACAAAATTGTCACCATATTTACAAGTATTTCTTGTCCACATAGTTAAATTTGTATTAATATCTAATACGTTATTAAATAAATCGGCTAATATTGATTTTATTCTTTTTGACTCAGAATAAATTTGTAACATATGTCCATTTTCATCGGCTGTTGTGGATTCTTCACCATAAATGTCTAACGCTGCGGATATTTCAGGTGTATATTCCATACTTTCATAATCATAAAATGATGCTAAACGAGTTGGTTCATAATAAACGGCTTGAGTATATAAATTACTTTCAATCTTAGTCCATTGATTAGATAAGTAATATGTTTGTTGTGCTTGTAATTTTTCTCTCTCATATTCCGCTTGAGAGGTAGTTTTTAATAATTCCTTTTTGTCAAGCTTATATGTTGGGTAATCCTGATTTAATAATGCGTTTGGGCCAAATGCTTGTGAGAGCCTTTGCCAAACCGTTAAATCTGTGTTTTTATTGTTTTCCATACTCTAAATTTAAATATATTTTTACTTATATAAATAGTTTATAAGTTGGATTAAACTTGGTAGTTATTATTGTTATCTATCATTATTAATTTACTTTATTCAATACAAAAATATCACTATAAATATTGTTTCCTGCACTAGCAGCACCCCATTCAATTGTTACATCTAATGTATTCCCAATTGTTGTGTCAAATGTTGTGTTGTTCACTACATTAAATCCAAATCCTTGAACCGTAGCATTGTTAGTTTTTGTGTAATGAAAACTACCTAAAGATACAATAGATGCTACACCAGCAGCTCCAAGTTGTCTAATTGTAAAATCAACATTCAAAGACCATACATCATCTACAACACTATTTCCAAGACGTTGAATACCACTATCTAGAAGAATAACAGAACCTGTTCTTAATCTAATTATAATAGTTTGATTATTATCAGCATTAATAACACCACCAAAAACAGCTCTAAAGCTATCACCAACACTGAAACCATTAGCAGGTACACTTAATGTCCCAACACCCCCATTAATTAATGTAGATTCAGTTGTTGTTCCACTTATAGTTATACTATTACCTGTTTGAGCAAATAAACCATATGATATTGATGGTGGTAAAACTGGTGAACTTCCACTTGTTCCTGATGAACCACTAGTTCCCGAAGAACCGCTAGTCCCTGATGAACCATCAATCCCCGCAATTGATGGTGATAATGTTGTTGTTACTTGTCCGATACTTGCATCGTTAAAGTACATTGTAAGCACTTTAGTGTAAGGTGAATTGATGGCAATACCATATAACTCTATAAGAATTCTATCTGACGGTGCAATATTAACTGCCGCAATAGGCATTGACCATAGTTTTAAAGTAGGGACAAGGTAATTGTCTATCGGGACAGGAATGGGCGTAATTGTAGATAACAATGTGGTTGTTCCACCAGTATGATATGCGTATATTCTCGCATATATTCCGTGGTCGGCATTTGCTGCAGTAGTATTAGCATATAATTCAAAATTCCAATTCCCACCCACAATATTACTAATATTGGGGTCATTATTAGGTGTTATGAATGTCCCAAATAATTGTGCTGTAGCTCCTGATAATGTTTGAGATAAAGATGTTTGTCCGCTAATACTAATTAACCGGTTTAAATCATAATAAGATGCACTTCCATCACCTTGGTTAGGTGTATCTCTATTGAGGTAATAAACTAACCCTGTTGAAAATCCATTAATACCACTAGACCCTGAAGAACCACTAGTCCCCGATGAACCACTAGTCCCTGATGTTCCGCTAGACCCTGATGAACCATTTGCACCACTCGTTCCACTAGAACCTGATGAACCATTTGCACCACTCGTTCCCGAAGAACCACTTGAACCATTTCCTCCGGCAGCTCCTTCTAAATTAACGAGCCAAGATGAATAATTCCCCGAACCTGTAATATTGCTAATATCGACCACCATATCACCATTTGACGGGTTATAACTAACAACCATACCAATCATATGGTTAGATAAGTCATATGCAATTAACACATCTTGAGCAATACTATAACCTAAGTTAGTTCCAACGACAAAAGTACCAGTACTTCCTGTTTGGATTGTTAAAGGTGTCGAAGATGTTGTTCTATATAAATCCCCTGAAAATCCACTAGAACCTGATGAACCACTAGAACCTGATTCGCCGCTAGTCCCTGATGAACCTGATTCGCCGCTTGTTCCACTAGTCCCTGATGAACCTGATTCGCCGCTTGTTCCACTAGTCCCTGATGAACCACTAGCACCCGAAAATTGTTGAGTTAATGCTGAAAAATAGATTGAATTGGTTTCTCCTGACGAAATAACATCGTAGTTTACAATAACCATCAACGATTCTGGTTGA